GTTTTCATTTTTTATACGCATAATTAAATCTAAATCGTGTGGGTATAGATATACCAAACTAAAACCAGTTTAAGTTCAATAAAATGAGAGGGAGAAAAAAAATACCAACAAAAATTAAGGAGCTAAAAGGCACACTCGAAAAGTCTCGATTAGTGGGAAACGAGATGGAAACAACGGCAGTTGTAAGTATGCCTCAAGCTCCCTCCTTTCTCAATAAACAAGGTGCAGACGAATGGGACTTAGTCACTAACGAACTAGCCAATATTAAAATGTTACACTTAACTGACCTTTCGATCCTTGCAGCATATTGTAATGAAATTGGAATTTATAGAGAGATAGCTCAAGAGTTACAAGGCAATTTCACAGAGCAAACGGTTGACAAAGATGGTCGGTTGAGGTCTAGTAAGATTGCTCCTAAATATAAAGTAATGCAGAACGCTTTGCAGAATGCGATTAAGATAGCAACTCAATTTGGATTCACTCCAAGCTCAAGAGCTTCTCTTAGTATGCCAGAGCAAGATGAGGAGAGGACTGACGATTTCAATTTCTTTGACTAATGAAACTAAAGGAGGACAAGACTTTTTACTTTGATGACAAGGCAGCAGATAGGGTTGTTTATTTTATTGAGAATCACATCAAGCACATCAAAGGAGAGTTAGGAGGTCAGCCATTTATATTAGAGCCATTTCAGAAAACAATAGTAAGAGATTTATTTGGTTGGAAATATAGAGATACTGGACTTAGGAGATTTAGAACTGCTTACATTTGTTTACCAAGAAAGAATGGAAAGTCAACTCTTATAAGTGCCATTGCTCTTTATATGTTATTAGCCGACAACGAGCCTAGTGCCGAATGTTACATTGCTGCTGGAGACAGACAACAAGCTGGTATTATATTTGATGTTGCTAGTGGAATGGTTAGAGCTGACAATCAACTAAACAAGAATCTTAAAGTATTTAAGAACTCTATTATCCACGAAAAAAGCAACTCAGCATTTAAGGCTATTAGTTCTGAGGCAAGTTCTAAGTTTGGATACAACGCTAGTTTTATTTGTATGGATGAATTTTTTGTTCAGAAAGATTCTAGCCTATGGGATGCCTTGACTACTTCGGTTGGTAGTAGGAGGCAACCATTGACAATAGCGATTACTACTGCTGGTTACAATCGTGAGTCGATATGCTACAAGACAGAGGAGTATGGTCGTAAAGTATCAGAGGGTATAATCAAAGATTCTAGTTTCTACTATGTCAAGTATGCTTGTGATTTAGAAACAGATTGGACAAGTGAAGAGGCTCTCAAGATTGCAAATCCTGGACTTGAAAGTGGAGTAGTTAAGTTAGACTATCTTAAAAGAGAACAAGAGAAAGCTATAAAGCTACCAAGTTATGAGAACACATTTAGAATGTTACATCTTAACCAATGGATGTCATCAGCTAGTAAATGGTTATCAGACCAACAATGGATGGAATGTAATAAAGCTCCCATTAATTTAGAGGACTATAAAGGGATGACGGCTTATGCTGGACTTGACCTTGCAAGTGTTAGAGATATTTCTGCTTTTGTTTTAATCATTCCAGAAGATGATAGGTTTACAATAATACCTTATTTCTTTGCTCCAAAAGAAAATGCTTTCATTCGTTCAAGACGAGACCAAGTAGATTATATAGGTTGGGAGAAAGAGGGATTAATATCATTAACTCCTGGAGATGTTACTGATTACAACTACATTGAAAAAAGAATAAAAGAAGTGGCTGAGGTTGTAAACATAAAAGAGATAGCCTATGATAGATGGAATAGCAGTATGTTAGTAAATAAACTTGTAGAGGATTCTTTACCTATGTATCCCTACGGTCAAGGATTTGCTAGTATGTCAACACCAACTAAAGAACTTGAAAAATTAGTTTTAGGTAAACAAATTAACCACGCTGGAAATAAAGTATTAAGATGGATGTGTTCTAACTTAGCAATGAAAACTGATCCAGCTGGTAATATTAAAATGGATAAAAGTAAATCAACAGAGAAGATTGACGGAATGGTTGCTCTTGTTATGGCTCTTGGATGTTACATGAATGATGACTCTAGTGACTCATCTACTTATGACGAGAGGGGAATAATGTGGATTTGACTTTTGCGATTTATGTTATCTTTGTAATGTAATTACAATTTTATGGGACTATTTGACTTTCTCAAATCTGAAAAAAGAGGAGACAACTTTTTAAGAGCTGTTTTTGGTGGCTATGGAGCTGCTAATAGAACAGCTGTAAATAGAGACACTTCACTAACTTTTAGTGCCGTCTATTCATGTGTTCGTGTTATTAGTGAATCAATATCTAGCTTACCCATAAAAGTTTACAAAGTAGAAAAGGATGATGACAAGATTACCGACATAAGTCATCCAGTTTACGGACTACTTTCTAGATACCCTAATGAATACATGACTCCTTATACTTTCCTTGATACTTTAATGACTAACTTATTGCTTGAGGGAAATGCTTATTTTTATATAGAGAGAGACAACAATGCAAGACCAGTTTCATTAATACCTATCAATCCAGAGGATGTCAAAGTAATAAAGCATGAGGGCAATATTTACTATGACATTAAAGACTATGAGATTGGAGTGATGAAAGAGGACATGCTTCACTTCTTTAATTTAACTTTTAATGGTTGTGAGGGAGTGAGTGTACTCAAAGCACAAAACACTACAATAGCAACTTCAATAGCTGCAAACGACACTGCAAATAGTTATCTTGGAAACTCAGCTCAAGTTGGTGGAGTGATTAAACATCCAGGCAAACTTTCAAAAGAAGCTGTTGAGAGATTAAAGACTTCATGGAATCAAAACTATTCTGGCTCTTTTGTAGCTGGTAAAACGGCAATTCTTGAAGAGGGAATGACATTTGAGCAGACTAACATAGATGCTAACAAGTATCAACTTTTAGAGACAAGACGTTTTCAAATAGAAGAGATTGCTAGAATCTTTAAAGTTCCATTATCATTAATTGGACATTTAGAAAAGGCTGCAAACTATTCTAGTATTGAGGCTTTATCTATTGACTTTGTTAGATTTACATTAACTCCTTACATGGTTTTAATAGAACAAGAGTTAAATCGTAAATTATTCAGACAAAACGAATTTGGGCTATTTACAATCAAATTGGATGCTAATGCTTTATTGAGAGGAGATAGTTCCTCTAGAGCCACCTATTATCGTGAGATGGCTAGTATTGGAGCTTTGTCTATTAATGAAATAAGACGAATGGAGGACTTGAATAGTGTTGGTCCAGAGGGAGACCAATTATTCATGCCATTAAATTATGCTCCTATTGGAGATGTTGAAGAGGAGGATAAAGAGTAATGCCGATACCTCAAAAAAATACAAACGAAACGGAAGAGCAATTCATTGAGAGATGTGTTGCTGATAAGTTTATGCAAGAGTATGACAATGACCAAAGATTGGCTATTTGTTACGCTCAAATAGAGGATGATGAGGATAGAGCTTTAGAGGACATAAACACTAAGCCAACTCAAGAGATGTCAGACGAAGCTCAACAAGGATTAGAATGGAGAGAAGAGTTTGGAAGAGGAGGAACAGAGGTAGGAGTTGCAAGAGCTAGAGATTTAAAAAATAGAGTAAATCTAAGCATTGAAACTATTAAAAGAATGTACTCTTATTTTAGTCGACATGAAGTTGATAAAGAAGGTCAAGGCTTTTATAGTGGAGACGATGGTTATCCAAGTGCTGGTAGAATAGCATGGGCTTTATGGGGTGGTGATCCTGGCTTTGCTTGGACTAAACGAAAAATGGAAGAGATTGGAAAAGAAGAAAAATCTATAAATATGAATAATAAAGAAATAAGAACAATTGATGTTCAAGATTTAGAAGTCAGAATGGATGGTGAAAATCCAGTTGTAGTTGGCTATGGTGCTGTGTTTAATTCAATGTCAAATGACTTAGGAGGCTTTAGAGAATTTATCGGCTCGGAGGCTTTTGAAGGTCGTTTAGAGGATGATGTTAGATTCTTAATTAATCATGACGGTATTCCTTTAGCAAGAACAACTAATGGAACTTTGAAACTATCTGTCGATGAAAGAGGCTTAAAATATGAAGCTAAATTGAATCCTAATGTATCAACATCAAGAGATTTAATGGAGCTTTTAAAAGACGGAACAATTAATCAATCTAGCTTTGCTTTTATTGTAGAGGATGATTCTTGGGAGATTAAAGATGGAATGAATATTAGAACCATTAACAAAGTCTCAAGATTGTACGACGTAAGTGCAGTGACTTATCCAGCATATAATGAGGCATCTAGTTCGGTTGCTTTACGCTCAATGCAAGAGTGGAAAGAAAAAGAAGAGGCTAAAAAAATTGAAGAGAATTTAGCTAAAGAAAAAGAAGAGGGCATAAAAGAAGAGATAGACTTAACCCAACGCTCCCTCGCTGAAATGCGTTTGAAAGTCTTAAAACACAAATTATAATATTTTTAAAAATGAAAAACTCAAAATCTTATAAAGAGGAAAGAGCTGAAATCGTTGAGAAAATGGAATCTCTTGTTAACTCAATCGAGGGAAGAGATATGAATGATGACGAAAAAGGTTCTTTTGATTCTTTAAACGAAAAGGTTGAAAACCTAAACAAAATGGTTGCAAGAGCTGAGTCTTTTGAAAAGTTACAAGCTACTAAAGTTGTAAGTGAAGAGAGACAAAACACTCCAAAAGAAATCAGAGATTATTCTTTCCAAGATGCTATGAAACAAGCTGCTACTGGTCGTTTGGAAGGTCTTGTAAAAGAGATGGATCAAGAGGCTCGTAATGAGGCTCGTTACACTGGTCAATCTTTTAAAGGTATTGGTATACCATCATCTATCTTAACTCGTGCTGCTGTTGCTACTGGTGCTGGTAATGCTACTGAGGTTATGGCTTGGACTGACCAATTAGAGGCTAATCTAGTTTTAGCTTCTGCTGGTGCTAATTTCTACTCTGGTGTCGATAACATGAAGTTCCCAGTATTTAGTTCTATTAACTCTGGTTTTGTTCAAGAGACTGGTGGTTCTGCTCCAGCTGCTAACGGTACTGCTACTAGTGTAGAATTATCTCCAAAGAAACTTATCTCTATTGTAAATGTTTCTGCTGAGGCTATCGCTCAAAATGCTTCAATCGAGGCTGCATTGAGAAGAAACATGGCAATGTCGGTAGCTTCTACTTTAGAGGCTGCTTTATTAGGAACTGGAGATGTTACTAATGCTCCAGAATCTATATTTGCTGATGCTGCAACTGGACCAACTACGGTAACTGCTGCTGATTGGTTATCTATGGAAACTGACCTAATTGCTGCTGGTGTTCAATTACAAGGAGCTAGAATGGCTTACTTATTGAATCCATCAGCTTACGCTACCGTTAAAGCTCTTGCTCAAGTTACATCTGTTTCTCCAATATGGGACAACGCTAACAAAGAGTTGAATGGTTACTATGGTTTTGTTTCTCCAAACGTTGGTAATGGTGGTACTTCTGGTAAAGACCACGCTTTAATGGGAGATTTCTCTAAAGTACACATTGCTCAATTCGGTGGTTTAGATGTTATTTATGACATTTACACTAACGCTGGAACTGGAGAGCCAAGATACATCTTGACTTCTTTAGTTGACGGAGATGCTGTTCAAAATGATACAGCTTTCGTTAAATTGATTGAGGCGTAATTTATTTAATATGGAGGGAGGAGAAATCCTCTCTCCTTTATTTTAAAACAATGGAATACTACAACTATAATTTTAATGCTTTAAGAGGGACTGACTTTGTTCCTTATGGTAAGTTAGTTTTAAAGACTGCTCCAGCTTCAACTCCAATTACTTTGGCTGAGGCTAAGGCTTTTTTAAGAGTTGATTCTGATTATGATGATGATGATACTTATATCACTTCTCTAATTAGTGTTGCTACTCAAGTTGTAGAACAATATACAAGAAGAAGATTAATAACACAGACATACATAATATATTATGATGAGTTCCCTCCTTACATTGATTTACAAATAGGAGAGGTCGCTAGTGTTGTAGAAATAAGATATTATGATGAAAATAATGATTTACAAAGACTTGCAACTAATCAATACGATGTTGATACTAGAGTAAGACCTGGCAGAATTTATCAATCTAATACTGGAGACTTTCCTAACACTTACGAGAGACCTAATGCAATAGAGGTTGAGTTTATTGTTGGTGGAAGTGCAAGTGATGTTCCAGCTCCAATAGTACAAGCTATTTATATAATTGTTGGTCGATATTATGAAAATCGACAAGATGTTGTCATGGGAACACAAGTAAATGAATTACCTTTAATGGTTGAGTACTTACTAACTCCTTATCGCTTTCTTGAGCTATGATAATAGGCAAACTAGATAGAAAGTTAAAACTATACACTCAAACCTACTCCACTAATGCTTATGGAGAGAGAGTAGTAGCAAATAATACTTTTGTGACCATTTATGGAGACTTTGACTTCAAAGGTGGGAATACTAGTTTTGATGCTGATGATTTAATCAATGCAGAGAGAATAGAGTGTCTAATAAGATACAGAACAAGCATAGGAGTATCTCCTCAATATTTTATTGCAAATGGATCAACTAACTACTCAATCAAGAGTATTAAAGAGGTAGGTCGAAAGGATGCAATGATTTTAACTTTAGAGAAAAACGATGTTGTTGATTTATCACAGACAGCTCCTAATCAATTTGTCTTTACTATTGACACAGAGAACACTTCAAGTGGCTCTAGCTTAAATACTCAATTTATGATGCCATTGGTCAGTGGTGGTAGTTATAACGCTACGGTAAACTGGGGAGATGGGTCAAGCGATGCAATAACAAGTTATAATCAACAAGAAGTCACACACACTTATAGTAGTGCTGGACAATACGAAATAAGCATTGAGGGAACATTACAAGGATGGCAATTCAATAACGCTGGAGATAGGCTTAAAATGTTAGATGTAAAACAATGGGGAGTTTTAGACCTATCTACCGATGCTGCTTTTTATGGATGTACTAATTTAGATGCTAGTGCGACAGATTCTCCTATTATTTCTAGTACATCATTTTATAGAATGTTTAGAGATTGTACTAACTTTAATGGAGCTATTGGCAACTGGGATATAAGTACAGTAACAAACATAAGAGAATCATTATATAATGCAACTACATTTAATCAGCCATTAAATGAATGGAATATATCAAATTGCACGAGTTTGAGATTTATGTTTAGTCATTGCAAATCTTTTGACCAAGACTTAAACTCTTGGGATACTTCTAATGTTGAAGATATGAGTTATACATTTTTGGAATGCTCTCAATTCAATGGAGACATATATAGCTGGGACACTACTAACGTAGAAAATATGCAACAAATGTTGTATAACTGCGACTTATTCGACCAATCTCTAGCAGAGTGGTCTATTGGAAACGTCACTAACTTTACTAACTTTATGCAGAACGCTACTGGTCTAAGCACTTCTAACTACGATGCAACGCTAATAGCTTGGGCTGCTGGTGTAGTAGATACTGGTATAAGTATAAACTTCGGTGGCTCACAATTTACAGAGTCTGCTTATGCTTCAAGATTTAGCTTAATAGAGGACGATAGTTGGACTATTGTTGATGGTGGTATATTTGACCCATCTCCAGCCGATTACATAAGCGTATTAAACACGAGAGTAGTAGCTGCTGGAGGAGTAGTTGAGAACACTACAGATAGCCAAGCATTCTTACAAACATTAAATGACATAAGCTAATGGCAGACGGACTATTAAATAAAGCAAGTATAATCTTAACTCCTACTGGTTACAAGGCTGGAACGCTTTACAACGTAGCACCAATAGACGAGCCTTATGAGGACTTTGACTTTGCTAGAGCTAGTGTTGCTAGTCGAGTTAATTCTAGTGGCTTAGTCGAGATGGTAGGACGTACTCTTGGTAGTGAGTTGGTTACCAATGGGGATTTTTCTAATGGTACAACTGATTGGACTAATGCAAGTTCTGATACTTTTGAAGTTGTTGATGGTGGAGTAGGACATAGCACTTCTTTACATATAGTAGTTTCTGCTGTAAATAGAGGTGCTTATCAAAGTGTTTTTGTTGCAGACAAAACTTATTACGTCAGTTTAGATTTGAAAGTAGTTAGTGGTAGTGTTTACATTGGAAAAAACACTAGAAAATTAAATAATCAAAACTATAATAATTCAGATTGGCAAACTATAACAGGTTATTTAGTTGCTATTGATGATAAAATAAGAATTTATAGCAATGAGGCATCTGAATTTTATGTAGACAACGTATCAGTCAAAGAAGTAATAGACACCAACAACATTCCAAGAATAAGCTATGATAGTAATGGAGAGAATGGGCATATATTATTAGAGCCTACTTCTACTAATCTTATACCTTATAGTGAGGATTTTACTCAATGGTCTGCATTAAATGGTGGCACAGGTTCTTTACCTGTCGTTACTTCTAATACTACTATTTCACCTAGTGGTGAACAAAACGCAGACACAATATCTTTTGATAAAGGCTCTGCTAGTGGTGGTGGTGATTATAGTCTTTTAAGATTAGATTATGGTGGTGCTGACGTAGATGGTACTGCTTCAATTTATTTAAAAGCAGACACTAATGTAGATATAGAAATATCATCTGATGACGGAAGCTATCAAACAGTAAGTGTTACTAATACTTGGCAACGATTTAGTGTTAGTGATGCAACTTCTGATAGATTATCTATGGGTTTAAGAGGTACTGTACCATCAAACAATACTGCTACTGTATATGCTTGGGGAGGACAACTAGAAGCATTACCCTACGCTACATCATACATACCAACATACGGTAGTACAGTTACAAGAGCTACAGAGACTGCAACTGGTGCTGGTAGTGCTGACTTAATAAACTCAACAGAGGGTGTGTTATATGCAGAGATAGAATCATTAGTTAATGGTGGAGTTGACAGAATAATTTCTTTATCAGACGAAACAAATAACAATTTAATTTATATAAGAATTGACAACACCGCCAACAGAATAAATTCATTTGCAAGAGGTGGAGGTGGTACTTATAATATATTAACAGTAAATGGAGTAAACCAAACAAACACTAATAAAATTGCTTTAGTTTGGGATGCTTCAAATGTTAGGGTTTGGATTAATGGTAGCCAAAGCCTTACACAATCAATTAACAACTTACCTACTGGAATGAAAACTTTAAGTTTTACAAGTCCAACTGGTGGCTCTCCTTTCTACGGTAAAGTCAAAGCAGTAGCTGTATTTAATGAGGCTTTAAGTGATAGCGAACTAACACAACTAACAACGTAATGAGTTTAAGATTAACAGAAATATGCTACCCAGAGGTAAAGAGTTACTACATCGTATGGAACGATAGTGATGCGATAGTATCGTATGGGGTGCTAGAGACTTATCAATGCTTAGAGACTAAGTGGGACAATGTAGACTTATACACTAAGGAAATAGATTGGATAAACATATTAATAGATAACGGTATTAACCCTTTTCCAGAGCAATAATGGCAATAGGAACAAGTAAAATATTAAGAGGCAATCAAGGTGGCCATGCTGGTTTTGTTACAGCTACTATTGACGATAGAGAGCTTAAATCTTTAATAAAGGATTTAGAGAGCTTAGATATGTCAGAAAGCAGAAATAAGACTTTGCTTAGACAAGGAATGAGAAAGGCAGCCAAACCATTATTGCAAGAGCTTAAAAGTTTAGTTCCTAAAAAAAGTAAACAACTTGAAAAGTCTTTGGCTATAATAAACGGCAAAAACAGAAGAGGTATTCCTCCAAGTGTTTATATAGGACCAAGAGTTAAAGGTGCATGGGCTGATATGAAAAAATCTGGATTTTATTTCTACTTTTTAGAATATGGTTTTAGAGGTATTCCAGGACTTAGAATGCTAGACAAAACAGCAATAAACAAAGGAAGTGTAGCTCAAAATGATGTCATCAATCAAATAAAAAAATTGATAGATAAAAGAATGAAATAATGGAGATAGGAAAAGTAATATATAACATTCTAAGCAATGACTCAAATGTAGCTCCATTAGTTACTACTGATGGTAATTTAAGGATATTCCCTAGTAGATATAACTTTCCTACTAATAGCAAATTACCTTATATTACATATCAAATGATTTCAGATATTCCTAACAATACAAAGAACGGAGTTAGTCAATATGATTATGTTACGGTGCAAATCAGTATTTATGACAATGTTTATTCTGATTTAGTGACATTAGCTGGATATGTAAGAACTGCTTTGGATTATACAAGTGGAACATTCTCTGGAGTTGTTGTAGATAAAATATTCTATGATTCTCAAGATGAGTTATACGATGATAGTGCTGGGAGCATAGGATTTTACGGAATTAGACAAGATTATAGATTCAACATAAATAGATAAATATGTTTAAAGTATATATTAAAAAAGATATTGAGATTCGAGGAGTAGAATATACCAAAGGCGAATCTTATGAGGTTTCAGAAAAAGTATTTAGATTATTATCTTTCTATGATGCTTTAGGAAAACCCAAAAAGAAATCTAAAAAGGATGCAAACCTTGATGATTTAGATAACTAGTTACTAATTATAATTTATAAAAAACGATGGCAATTTTCAATGGAACAGACCTAATATTAAAGGTCTCAGAAACAAGTGAAGGAACAGAGTATAAACTGCTCCATTCACAAAATGTAAGTTTATCAGTTAATGCTGATACAATAGATGTAAGTACTAAAGATAGCTCTGGATGGAGAGATTTAATCGGTGGTCAAAAGTCTTTTAGCCTTTCGGCTGATGGTCTTTATGACTATTCTCCTACTTCTGGAACTACTACTGATCCAAGTGATTTAGTAACTCAAATGCTTAACAGAACAGAAGTAACATTCACTTTCACTTATGGTGGTTCTCTGTCAGCTGGAGATACTTATTACACTGGCTCTGGTTTAGTTACTAGCTTTGAGGTAAGTGGTGGTGTTGAGGATGCTCCAACTTATTCAGTAAGTATCGAGGGTACTGGTGCATTAACTCAAGCAGTACAAGCATAATAATTCCTTTTGTTGGTTGGGGTAAGGGCTTCGGCTCTGCTCCTACCAATAAAGATTAAAACCAACAAGATGTACGAAATAGTTATAATAAACGGAAAAGATTACCCAGTTAGATTTGGGATGAATAGTTTGAGAAACTTCACTAAGGCAACTAATAGAAGTTTACAAGACTTAGACAAGTTAGGAGAGGGAATGAGCTTAGATGATGCTTGTCAGTTGATTTTAGCTGGTTTAAAAGACGGAGCTAGAGTTAGTGGGGTTGAATGTTCTTTAAATGTTGATGATGTCGCAGACTTATTAGATGAGGATTTTAACGCTTTAAATAATGTGTTAGAGATATTCTCTAATCAATTTACTGCTAAATTTGAATCTGAGGGAAACGACCAAGCCACGAAGAAAGTGGCGAAAACAAAGAAATAAATTGGGATAGTTTAGAGGCTGTTGCATACGGTCTTGGACTATTACCTAAGGAGTTTTGGGATTTAACTTTCCATGAGTTCTTTTGTATTCAAAAAGGTAGGAATGACCGATTTGAATTAGAACAAAGGTTTGAATGGGAACGGATAAGATGGTTGGCTTGTTGTAATTTACAGCCACACACAAAAAAGGGACAATCCTTAACTCCTCAAAAACTTATTAAGTTTGATTGGGAGAAAAAAGAAGTTAAGACCGACATCGACAAACAAAGAAAAAGAGCTGAGTATATTAAAAAGAAATATGATTTGCTAAATAAGAAAAATGGCTGAGAAAAATTTAAGTATAAAATTATCATTAAACGATAAGCAATTCCAGAGCAATCTGAAGAAAGCCACTAAGTCAATGGCTAAATTTGGCAATAATATGAAGTCTTTAGGTCGTACTATTTCAACTGGTGTTACTTTACCTATTGTGGCTTTAGGAGTTGCAAGTGTTAAGGCTTTTGATGACCAGATAAAAGCTGAGACATTACTTAGAACATCATTAAAAGGTAATGCAGAGGCTTACAAAAACTTGACCGAACAAGCTCGAGAATTACAGAAAGTTACAATATTTGGAGATGAAGCTACAATACAAGCTCAATCTTATTTAGCTCAATTAGGACTAACTGAGGAGGCTATTTTAAGACTTACTCCATTAATTCAAGACTTTGCAACTGCTCAAGGAATTCAACTAACTGATGCTGCTAAATTAGTTGCTAAGTCGGTTGGATCAAGCACAAATGCTTTGAGTCGTTATGGTATAGCCATTGAGGGAGAAGTTGGAAGTACAGAAAGATTAGAAAGTGCTGTTAATGCTCTAAGTACGGCATTTGGAGGACAAGCTGAGGCTATTGCAAAAGAGGGACTTGCTCCATTACAACAATTACAAAATCAATTAGGAGACGTTGCGGAACAATTTGGAGAGTTGATAATCCAATTTATTCAGCCATTGACGGAAATATTACAAACTTTAGCCGATTATTTAAGTAATTTAACAGAAGAGCAAAAAAAGAATATTCTTGAATGGGGTTTATTATTAGCTGCTTTAGGACCAGTTATTATAGCAATAGGAAGTCTTGTTACTACATTAGCTACACTTATACCAATAGCAGCTTCAGTAGTAGCTGCAATAACTCCTATAACTGCTGTGATAATGGCTGCTGGTGCAGCTGTTTTATATCTTGTAAATAGATTCAGAGACTTACAAAAAGAATACGAGGATTATAATGAAGTAGTAGGAGATTTTGAGCCTATTGCTCCTTTTGTACCTACAACTACAACTCCTACAACACCTACTGAAAGAACTCCAGATGCTAATTTTTCCTTTAATTTTATTGAGCCAATAAAAGCTACTAATGTAGAATTAAAAAAATTAAAAGAACTTACACCAGTTTTAGAAGAGTTTGAAGAGGGATTATCTTCTATGGATATAGTAGCTAACGACATTAATCAGAGCTTTATGACTTTTGGTAATGTAATTCAAGGAGTATTTGCTCAAGCATTACAAAGTCAAGAAGGCTTCTTTAAATCATTCTTAGAGGGTGCTAAACAAGCATTAAAAGCAATGTTAGCTCAGATTGCTGCTATGCTTATATTAAATGCTTTACTAGGAGGTACTGGTATAGGTGCTATGATGGGACTAAAGAATATAGGAGGATTAGCTGGTATAGGAGATGTATTAGGAGGAGTGGGTAATGTTAATGCTAACTCAGTAGGTGGAGGAGTAGGACTAAAATCAATGATAAATACTGGAGGCTCTACAGAAGTATTTGGCACAATAAGTGGAGCTGATATATTACTAAGCTCAGATAGAGCAAGAAACAATAGAAACAGAACAAGAGGTTACTAATGGCAAGAGATAAACGATTTGAGTGTAGTTTCCAAAGTGATAACGGAACTTATTACAGAGTAGAAATATATGACAATAATTCTACAAGTGCCACACTATTTACTCCAGATTTAGGAGCTGATGGATTTAGCCTAACTTATCAAACTGACGATAATAATAGATTTACTGGATTAATACCCTCAGAGGTTAAGTTAGATGTATTAATAACTCAAAATGGAGAGCAATCAGTCATCAATGAGATTAGGAGTTCGGCTTATGGAGATTATGACATAGGGATTTATAGTAGTTCTAACGATGTTAGTTATTCTTTGTATTGGGCTGGATTATTATTAAATGATATATCTCCAGAGGAGGACATTGCTTATCCAAGAAGAGTATCATTGACAGCCGTTTGTGGTTTAGCTCCTTTAAAAGATATTGCTTTTAATACAAATATACCATACATAAATCCTACATCATATCAAACAATAGTATATTTTAGAAATGCTTTTATTAATCAAATAGCAACATCTACAAACTACTGGTCAGATACTTCTCCAACATTTATTTGGACTTCTGTTGATTGGACTACTGATGAAATGACAAGTACAGATAGTCGTGATCCTTTAGTTGCTAGTAGGTTTAATTTTATGGCTTTTGTTGAGGTTGATGATGACGGCTCTAAAAAATATAAAGACTCATTCACATTATTAGACAATATTTGCAAAGCATGGGGAATGAGATGTTTTATGTCGGCTGGTCGATGGAACTTAATACAAGTCAATAATTATGACGATTGGACTTCTCCAAGTACACACTATTTCAGAACTTACAATAAAAATAGTATAACAACTCCAGCAAGTTATGGATCAACTTCTTTAAACTTGACAGAGGGTACAACAAAGAAAAGATATAATGCTGACTTTGATTTCTTACCTATTTTGAGAAGTGTTGAGACATATTACAACCATTTACAGAGTTTTGATATGCCATTTTATTACTACTATATTGATGGAGATACTGGAACAGCATATCAAAGCCAATCAAATGAAATAGCTATTTGGAATGGATTTATATATAATGGCAATACATATACTGGCTCTAGTTATTCAATAAATAACTCTGCAAGTGATAGACTAATAATTTCTTTAGGTAATGTTACTCAAGTAACTGGATCAAGTATTTTATTTAATAGAGATATACAAGTTAACAGAGTCAATAATTTGACTTTTACTGATGTTTCTGGAGCAAATGAAAAAGTAGAAGTGAGAATAAGTGCAAGATTTAAACTTGTAACGGATGCAACTACTTACTATTGTCCTATTTCATCTTTAGTTCCTAATCAATGGACTACATCGGATTTCTTTACAACAACTGGTTCTCCAATAGGTCCAGTATATTTAAATGACAATTATAGTCCTGGAGTTTCAACGGTAAACATTAACCTACAAACTGAAGAGCTACCAGCAGATGGAGAGTTATTTTTAGAAATATATAGTCAAGCATACTATAATAACTATGTAAGTGCTTTAGCTATAAATAGTCAAATAGAAATTACAGAAACAACGACCACCACTAATGAGGATGACATTTTAATTTATTCTGCTCCAGAATTAAGTGAAGAGCAAGGAATAAAATATTTAATAGATAATGAGGTAGTCATTAAAAAGTATTTTAGAGCTTACAACTCACCCGGAGGAACAACGATTGATAATGGTGTTAAGTTTGAAATTCCTGAGCTATTTATTGGAACTGGTCCTACAAGTGGAGCGGTCGGCAGAATTGAAACATATAACTATACAACATCAAGTTGGGATAGTGGAACGAATGCAACATGGAAAGCCTATAATACTGGAACTGGTGTTGAGTTTACTCAATTACTTGTTGAGGAGGTATTAAAAGGACAGATGAGTGGAGCTAAGGTATTTAACGGAAATATCAAGACAATTAGTGGTCAAATATTACATTATTTAAATGGAATTAATATAGATGGAACTCCTTACATTCCTTATCAAGTTACTTATAATGCTAATGAGGACACTTGGAGTGGCGAATGGTACGGAATAGATTTAAGTGGAAACACACAAACAATAGTAGTTGGTAATCTGAATGTATTACCAGCATCACAAGAATTTGAACTTTGGTAAATGGCAAGGATTAACAATTATTTAAGAGGAGAGAGTGTTGCTGTTACAAGTAGTGATACAACATCATTGACAATATCATCTATTGATATAATTCCTACAAGTGGAACGAATACTCTTTTACTTGCTGATGATGTTATTTATGTTATATGTGCTGATACTGGTCAGCCAATACAAATCACGTTGAATAATGATGTCTATTTTGATTCTAATAGATTGACCTTTGCATCAACTACCGTTTCACAACTTATTCCAGCTGGCAGTATTGTTATTTTAGATAGAGAATATAAGTTCGATTCACTATTTAGAAAAAGAGTTAATGCTCATTGCCACGTTTATATGACTGGAAGTACTAATGGAAATGACTTTTTGCCTAACTTTAGTCAATGGAACTTCAATGTCAATTCTGGAGCTGTATTATCCGATGGCGATTCAAAGCCTAATAGATGGACTAGTCAATATGGCTTTTTTATTGCTCCTACTGGTGGAGCTATAATAGAAAAAATCATATATAATTTTAGTACAAATTCAGCAACTGGGCATGATTTTACTTTTTCTTTGTGGGATATGCCTACCGATGCAAACGATAATAAAAATCAATTAATATCTCTTATTGATAAATTAGATGCTACGTCACAAAACGACCAAAACTATGTATTCAATAGAGTTTATGAGACTCCTTACACTTTAGATGAGGGAAATATTATCTTTCCAAGTGTCAAAAAAACTGGAGAGACTGGAACTGGCTCCAATAAGATTTATGGAGATGTTGAAATTTACTTAAGTTACGATCCAAGATTATGAAAATATTAAAAGAAACAGCAGACGTATTGTTTGTCAATACATCAATATTCACTTTTGTAAGTTTAGCAGATGTTGAGATTGTTTTAAAGATAGTTCTCCTATTAATGTCAATAATATACACAACTGATAAATTCATTTATAATAGAAAAAATAAGAAATGAGCAAAAAAAATATAGTAAACTTTGTAAAGCAAACAAAGAGAAAACGCAAGGGAGTTCATTCTAAAAATGCCTCAAAAGGTCAAAATGGTTATAAATCTAAATCAAGAGGTCAAGGGTAATGGATATGAAACTTGAAACTTGGAAAGAGAGTTTAAAAAAATTAGATAAATCAATGGCATTAAAATACTTTAAACTAGAAGAGTTTGACGATGCTCCAGGAACTGGCAAGAATATGAAAATGGACTTTTTATTAAAATTAGATAAGGCTAGAGATATTGCTGGAATACCATTTAAGATAACAAGTGGATGGAGAAGTGAGGAAACAAATAAAAGAGTTGGAGGAGTTTCTAATTCAAGCCATCCAAAGGGATTAGCAAGTGATATATCTTGTAATGATAGTAATACTAGACAAAAGATAGTTAATGCTCTTATAATGGCTGGATTTACTCGAATTGGCATAGCTAAGACTTTTATCCATTGCGACACAGATAATGACAAACCAAATGCTATATGGCTATATTAGGAACTATTTTAAGTGGATTGCTTGGTAAAGCTGACACAATTATTGATGAATGTATCACAAGCAAAGAGGAGAAAATGCAACTCAAAAACGAGATGCAAAAAATTATCCAAGAACAAGAGGCTTTAATTGAGCAAGAAATAACTAAAAGATGGCAATCAGATAATCAACAATCCTCATGGCTACCTAGAAATATAAGACCTTTAGTGTTGGGATGGCTTGTAGTTTCAACAACTTTTCTTATATTTATCGACGCTGGAGTCATTTCTTTTGTAGTTGAAGAGAAATGGGTTGACCTTTTAACGGTAGTTCTTATCACAGTTATAGGTGCATACTTCGGCTCAAGAGGTTTAGAGAAAATCAAAAACAAATGAAAGACGGAAAAAGGTATCGGTTGAAACCAGACGAATGGAAACTGATTGACCAATACCGAATTGACAAACAAAAGGATTCATTATTAGCTGATGAATGTGATTCGGCTGGTATTGACATTAATAGTATATCACATTATTGGTATAAGAGCCAAAAGTTCTCAATCTTTGCAAAGCCAAACGAGTTCACAAAAGATGAGTTCTTAAATTCTATTGAGGAGCTTATATCTAACTACTCTCCTAAATATCCAACAATAGATTATCCCAAAAGAGAGGATGGCCATTTGCTTATCATTAATCCAGCTGATGTTCATATCGGTAAATATGCTGATAGTAAAGAAACTGGAAACGAGTATAATGTAGAAATAGCAAAGCAAAGAGTCATGGATGGTGTTAAAGGTATTTTAAGAAATGCTGAGGGCTTTCCTATTGAACGAATATTGTTTTGCATAGGCAATGACATACTACATACGGATAATGTCCAAGGAAACACAACTAAAGGAACTCCACAAGATACAGACGGCAAATGGTATAGACACTTTACAGAGGCTTTAGAGTTATATGTTGAAATTGTAGAGATGTTAATTCAAATAGCTCCAGTTGATTGTATTCATTCAATGAGCAATCATGACTATATGAGTGGCTTTCATTTAGCTCATGCTTTGAAATCTTGGTATAGAAATACCGATGCTGTTTATGTAGATGCTGATCCTATGCATCGTAAATATTATAAATACAAAAATAGTCTAATAGGATTAACACATGGAGACGGAGCAAAGCTCCCTAATTTGCCCTTACACATGGCTCAAGAAAAGCCTATAATGTGGGCAAATACTAAATATAGATATTGGTATTTACATCATTTACATCATAAACAACGATATAAGTTTCTAAGCTCTTTTGATAATATCGGAGTGACGGTTGAGTTCTTACGCTCTCCAAGTGGATCAGATTCTTGGCATTATCAAAAAGGTTATACTGGTAGCATTAAAGCAGTTGAGGGATTTATTCATAATGAATTTGGACAGATAGCACATTTAACACACATATTTTAGTATTTATTTTAGTATTTATTTAGTATATATTTCACTATATTTGTTCACTTGTTTGTTAGTTTAATTACTTTTTTATTGTTTTGAGAGGGGTGTTTTTTACAAATATCCCTCTTTTTTTATGGTAATTTATTAAAAAGTTTAACACTTGTCTAATCTAGTAAACTAAAAAATATTCACTTTTTTTGTTAAAAAGTTTGCACAATTAAAAAAGTCGTTTTATATTAGCACCATAATTAACAAACTAAAACACAAAACAATGACAACAATAGAAACAACAACATTAAGAAACGGATTAAAAGTATTAGACAAATATTATGTAAATAGAAAACAAGCTGAAAAAGGACAGCATAAATTAATGAGAGAATATGGTGTAGAAAGTTACATCTGGAATAGAGGTGGCAGAGTTTTTTATGTAGCAATAAAATAATAACAATGGGGAGAGCAATCTCCCCTTTTTAAACTAACTAACAATGAAAAATAAAGATTTACACAAACCAACTTATTTAGATGCTAAATTAGAGCTTGGAACACAAGTTCAATTCTTTAGCTACACATTAAACGATTTATGCCTTTATAGTGTATTTATAGCCGTTTTAACGCTACTTCTCATTTATTTAATACCTACATACTATACAGAGGTGTTTTGCTCTTATATCGGCTCTTTATTCACTATGATAATTTTTTACATAAAATGGGGAACAAATTAAACAAAGAAATGTTTAAATATTTTATTATGTATTTAGGCTTATTATCAATTATTATTTTAACAATTAAAAACTATTTTCAATTATGAACAAAATCGTAAAATCAGTAAATCCTCAAGGAAGTTTTGACTCTCAATGGGGTACATTCTACAAATTCAATTTGGAGTTTGAGGATGGAATGAAAGGAGAGTATCTTTCTAAAAGTGAACAACAAAACAAATTTATAGTCGGTCAAGCTGTTGACATTGAAGTAACAACAAGAGACTATAATGGTTCTAAAGTCAACAAGATAAAACCAGCATCAACATTTGAGGGCAATTTTAAGGCTTCTAATGGACAATCTAATAACAAAGATACTCAAGTGTATATCATTAAACAAAACGCTCTTACAAACGCTTGTAATATCGTTGGAACTGATGATGTGGCAAAGATTATAGAGATAGCTGACTTATTTAAAGAGTGGGTGTTAAATGATGTAAAACCTAAATCTAATGGCAATGGCACAGACTTACCTTTTTAGTAAACAATCGCGTGACGAAGTTTATGACCATGAGACTAGTTATTGTTTTAGACTGAGACGAGGGAATGGATGGTTACATCTTAATAGAAAAGCTACTGAGCTAATAGAACACGATGACCATTTTGAAGTTATATTGCAAGATTGGTATATTAGCGTTAATCATTCTGGTAAATTTATTTCTCAAAGAATAATAAGACAAGAACAATGTCAAGAGCTTCAAGAGTGGTATTTAAAAGATAAAGAATATGACAAAGAAAGATAGAATTAACAAGATTCTTAAAGAATCACACATGATAATCAACAATGCAACTGGATTGGATATTTCCAAAACTTGTAAAGAGAAAGCAAAGAGAGAATCAAGAAAAAAACTAAGAGAGCTAAAAGACTTAGCTCCAGATATTTATGAACGATTAAAAGTAGAACTATAATGGATAGAGTAAAACAAATAGTGCAAACAAGTTGCTTTGTATCTAATTTAGATATAAACGAATTTAATACAAGAAGTCGAGAGAGACATATTTTAGATGTTAGGAGGATGGTTTATTCCATTTGTAAAGACATTTTGAATATGCCTTGGACCCACATAGCAAAGTATTTTAAAGTAAATCATGCAACTATTATACATCATTACAACATACATTCAAGTATATTGAGATATGACAAAAATTATGAAGATATTTATATGACGATCCTCGAGCTTGTAAAAGCTGATTTAGGATATGTAGATGCTAAAAATTTACTGGAGGAAATAAGAAAATTCAAATCAGATAAAATAAGGGAAAAAATAGAATTAAGAAATCAATTAAGAGTATATTATGAAAACGAATAAACTAACACAGAGGGAGCAAGTCATTAATCATTTAAAGACTTATAAATCAATAACATCTTGGGATGCTATTATGGAATATGGAATAACAAGACTATCTCATCACATTTATTGCCTTAGAAAAGATGGTTATATTATTCCTGATAAAAGGATTAAAGTTAAAACTAGATTAGGAAATTTTACAACTATTTCTAAATACACTATAAATGAAACGAATTAGAGTTGAGAAGTCAAAGAACTTTACTACTATCAACAATGAGTTCATTTTTAATAAGAACCTATCGTTAAAAGCTAAGGGGTTGCTTTGTCATCTCCTGGCTTTACCTAACGATTGGAAGTTATATGTTGAGGAGGTTGAGAAATGGCATTTAGACGGTAAATCAGCCATTTATAGTGCATTTAAGGAACTAACAGAGAACGGTTATATGACAAGAGAGCAGAAGAGAGATAAGCTCGGAAAGATAATCTCTTGGGATTATATAGTCTTTGAGAAGCCACATACCGATTATCCAGATGTTGATTATCCAGATGTTGATTATCTAGATGTGGAAAATCGACCACTACTAAATACTAATAATACTAAAGACTTAAATAAAGTAAATACTAATAATACTAAAACAGAGGAGATTTATCCTTTTGAGTTAAATTTAGAGGCTTGGAAATTATGGAAGTCATTTAGAAAAGAGGAATTTAGAACATCTTATAAGAAACTGGGGGAGGCGGCGGCGATTTCCAAGCTACTAAGGATCTCAAACAATGATAAGGAGGTTCAGTCGAAAATCATTGAGCAATCTATTGAGAATGGATGGAAAGGATTATTTGAAATAAAAACAGAAAAACAAACCAAAGTACAAAAGATACTCAGCAACTATCATAAAGGATTAGAAATGTTAAACAATGAATAAATAAAAAATATCAATATTAGCTTGATGTCGCAATTTGAGACCTCAAGTTCGACAAGCAAGTAGATACAATTATGATATAGATATGTTACAAATAAGTAAAAACTTGTTGGTATGATAGGTAAAAGTCAGTTGCGAATGACCGAGCAATCCAAGGTTGTTGCCCGTTTTGTTAAACAATTAAAAAAATAAAATGACTAAAGAACAAACCGTTGAATTAAATCTATTATTAGCTACTTTTAGATGTTTTAATGAGCAGTTATACCATTTAAAAGGAACTCATGCTGGAATAGTAAAATTAAAATTTAATAGACTTTTGAATGTTGCTAAACAATATGAAAAAGAAATTGTTAAATTTACTGGAGGAAGTCAAGAGATTGAGAATATCTACGATGGACTTATGGAAATATTAATTGAAGTAAAAAGACAAGTGAATGAACAAGAGTAAACAAGTATGGTTTCTTTATGCTCATAATATCAAAGAGCTTAAAACACAATGTTATGATATAATATCAACGCTTTATGTCCAATTAGGGCAATCTCCAGAGGCTGAGATAATAGTACAAATGACTAATCTATTGACTAATGACTTAGCTAATGGATATGGATCAATGGAATTGGATGAGGTAAGATTTGCTATAAATAAATACATAAGAGAGAACGATGGACCTCACTTTGTCAATGTTCCAATGTGGAATGAGGCTTTAAGAAATTACAAAGTATCTAAAGCTCTTAAAAGACAAACTAATCAAATTGACCAATACGAACTCTACAAAAAAAGAATAGATACAATGGATAAGGCTTTGCAAAATAGAGAGATAAAAAAGATAGGGAATGCCAACGACAATAAGTAAATTAAAGCAAAAGCTAGACAAGTTGTTTAGTGAATACATAAGGAGGAGAAATGCAGACCACTTAGGACTAGTAAGTTGCTTTACTTGTGGAATAAAAAAACACTGGAAAGAGCAACAAGCTGGTCACTTTCAAAGCAGAACACATCATGCAACTCGTTGGGATGAGGTCAATGTTCAAGTTCAATGTATAAAATGCAATATGTTTAGACAAGGAGAGCAATATAAGTTCGGAAATTACTTGGATTTAATTTATGGACATGGAACAGCAGAGGAATTAGAACAACGCTCTAAAACAATAGTAAAACTAAACAGAATAGATTATGAAGAGGCAATCGAGACATATAAGCAAAAGATTAGAGAACTGGATTAACAATCGTTTGTTTAAAACTTTGAACGCTAAAGATTGGGAAATAGAGGAAATTTTGTATATTTATAACAATGAAAAAGACGGTAATATTTGAGGGAGGAGTGAACAAGGTTTCAACTCTAGCTGACGGAACTCTAAGTATTAACATACACACACAAGAGTTACCAGAGGAAACAATGATGAGAGTGTTTAGCTTGAGAAAGTCTCCTGGAATGGTTCTAATTAGCTCAGATGACATCTCAAGAGCTGAACAAGAAGAGGTCGAAAAGTTTACAACTGATTTTGAAGTTGGTAAAAACAAAACAGCCTCACAAAGATTGAGAGCAGTTCTTTATCGAGTATGGGAACAAGGAGACCAGACATATGACTTTCCAATATGGTATGAATCACAAATGGAAAGAATAATAAATAAATATAAATCCACGCTTGAAATCTAATAGGGCAACCAGACATCAAGAGATATGGAAAAGAACGAAAAACGGACTAGAGCTTGTATTACCGAAGAAAATAAATTCAGACATAGGATTTCAATTAATGTTTGGTTATAGAGAGGACTATCGAGAATGGGACAGAAAAATAGAAATCAATGCAAACAAATATATTACAAAAGTTTATCACGATGTATATGATTTTAAAAAGCATATTTAGAACACTACTCGCATTGATAATTTTATTAAGTTGTTTGCCAATATTTGTATTGATATTCATTCACTATTTTATTGTTGGATTTATATCAGAAGAGAATAAGAAAAATGAAAATAATCGCATCAGTTAGTATAGAAATATCGGTTGACGATTTAGAGCCTTTAGACGATGCTAAGGACAGAGCAATAGATACTTTGATTGATACAATGGATGATTGGCTAAATAATAATGGAATACCTCCAATTATATCAATAGCTTATAAGATACCAGAGATTGATGATAATGACAACATACTTTTAAACTAATGCCAAGTTTACCAAAAGGAAAGAAAAAGAAATGGATCGCAAGTAGCAAAAAGACTACTGGCTTTACTAAAGAACACAAGTCGGAAAATTATGACTTCTACAATAGTACAGCTTGGAGAAACCTTAGAAAGTGGCATATCGAAAGAAATCCAGTTTGTGAATGGTGCTTAGAAGAGGGCAAAGTAAATTATAAAGATAAAATTATTATTGACCATATTGTGGAGATAAAAGACGGAGGAGATAGATTGAATCAAGATAATTTGATGACATTATGTTTACCTCATCACAATCAAAAAACTGCATGGGCAAAAGCAAAAAGAAATAAGAATGGCAAAGAGTAAATACTATTACGACTATACAAGAAATATGAATGAAGCTAAAGAAGTTATTGAGGACTTAAAAAGGAATCCAATACCAAACTACTATGTAGGTAGCACTTATGGATATGAGGCTCGTAAGGTTGTTGAGGATTGGGATTTAAGTTATAATGTTGGGGTTGCTGTTAGTTATCTTCTTCGTTGTAATTATAAACACGAATCGCCATTTGAGGATATACAGAAGGCTATAAACCATTTAAACTTTGAATTAGATAAACTAAACAATAGAGAACAATGAAGAAATTAAAAAAAGGATTTTGGGCTGGAGTGTTAGCCTTTGTAATTGCAAGATTTAGTCATCTACTTATTACATTTATAATAGGATTACAAATAGCATTAATATATGAGGATACAATAATACCAGACTCAGTATGGACAACAATAGCAATAATTGATAGTTGGATAGTTGGATTAATATATATTATACCAGTATCAATGTATATATATAAAAAGATAACAAAATGAGTGAATTAATGGACTTATTCGATGATGCAAAACAAATCATTGAGAAACAAGAGAAACTAATCAATGCTCAAAGAAACTTAATAGAAACAATGCAAATGGCTTTAAGTGGGATAGAAATGAATGAGCTATTGTTAAAAAAACAACTAGCAGACTTACAAGAGGAGCTAAAAGCTATAACTAATGACTATATAGATAACATAAACTACTATAAGGGGGGGGCATAAAAAGTATAACGATAATGGATATACAT